ATCACTGATAATGGCTTTGCTTGCCAAAGATTTTGCAAGGTTTACAAAAGCAGTTACAACCATCTTAGGCTGTACAGCGTTAGGATTAGTTACCACATCAGCATCCGGAACAAGAGGAACACCAATCATTTCGTCAGCTTCCATAATGAGGCGGACGTTGTAAACAACGTTCATCAGCTTCATCATATCTACAACGTAGCGGCGTGAAGGATATTTTCCCTCAGCAATCGGATGATAGAATGTAATAATATCATTCAATCTTGCAGCTGAGCCTTCTTTAATGTTTGTAGAAGAACCCTTAGAAACTGCCTGATTGCGGACGTTGTAATCTTCCTGAACAAGATCATCACCAGTATGAAGACCTGTCAAAAGTCCTTTATATCCGCAGGCTGGATCCTTGTCGGCCTGTGTCATAATGTCGCTTACAAGACCCTTTGCAGCAACTACAAAAGGCATTTCGCGTGAACCAACCGAAGGAATCAGGAAGTTGATGTAATCGTTAGGACGAGCATCGGTTACAGCTGTACGAGTAGCATAGTTGTCAGTACATCCGTGAGCTACAAGACAGCCCTTCTTGTTAAGAACGCCCCAGCGTCCTTCTCCCCAGTTCTGGTATTTATCCAGGTTAGTTGTGTTATTGTAAGGGTAAAGGTCAAGAACAACAGTTTCCCAAACCCCGCCGATAGCAGCAAGAGCAGTATCAACGTCGCCGTCGATAGAACCGCCTGAAAGCTGAGTAACGCTGAAAGTCAGGCCGGCAATGTCAGCCTGCAATTCAGTCTTAACCTGATTTCCAATTGTACCCTTAAATTTCGCAGTAAGCGGAATAGCATGATCATCAAGATCGCCGGCAGTTACAGGCATATTCAAAACGCCGTTAATAGCTGTTTTTACTTTTGCAAGTACATCATCGCCGGTGTCGTCTTTTGTAACGGCAAACTCAGCAACAATACCGCCGATATAGATTTTACCGCTGCCATTTTCTGTAGCAGTTCCGGTAATTCCAAGACTTCCAGCCGCAGCAACAGCACTGACGCCCTCTGCAACCGGATAAATTGTTACAGGGAAACTTGCGCCATTTCCGCTAAGCGGGAAAAGCTGCAAGGCAGCCAAATGAAGAGGAGAACCATAGCCATAACGCTCTGCTACCAAAGCCGCGCTAGATTCACATTCATATTTTTTAGTCGAATAAGCAACGTTGCTGTTACCTGGACCTACAATTGCAAGTCTCTGAGGCAGAAGAGCAGCCTTGCCAGCGTTAAAGTTCTTGTAGCTAACTTCAACGCCTGTAACGCGTGAGATAGCAGAAGCACTTACACCCATCTTATTCCTCCTGATCCATATTCACGATAACCAATCCGGTATCGTCTAAGATTTCCAAAGATATAGGCGAAATTTCAACGCCCTCTACCTGAGGCGAGTGTTCAATCAGATCAACAGTCATAACGACGCGCACAATGCAAACTCTTCCAGCTGCACTCTGCTGACTAGGCATTCCTGTAGTCCTACTGTTTACCGAACGCGATAAAACAACACCCCTCAACCCCAGATAGCTGTAATTTGCGGCGCAAAGAATATTCCGGATTATCCGCGCAGTTTTCCACGCTTTCACCGTTGCCATGCGCCCCAGTCTACCGTCGCCGTCAAAAGTTCCGGTAGCATAACAGTCAATATTAAAAGTGGCTGTCATATTACTTTTATTTCTGTCATCAGTACCTTTTTGACGTGTATCACCCACAAGCGACACATTCACAAGCGGAAAAACACTTTCGTCCTCTTCCGTTTGCAGTTCCCACGGATGATCATTCTCCAGATAAACCTTGATATTGTAATCATCCTTGCTTGATTCCCCGGCAGCTTCGGCAAGCTCAAACTGGTGAGCTGTCTCTAAAGCCAGGATGCCGCAAATCTGATCGCGTACAATCTCAACGTTATCCGGCGTACTTAAAAGCTCGTTGATTTGATAATCACTCATCCTCTTCTTCCTCGTCCTTAGACTTCTTTTTAAGATTCAAAGCCAAAATCAAACGTCCTACTCCAAGAGTTCTGTCAGGCTCAAATCGAACCACAAACAAAATCCATTCATGGCCGCTCATATCAACGTAAACCACACGCCAGCCGGAAGCTGGCTTTACATATTCGCCGTCAGAAACAAAATCGCTCATTCTGAAACAAGCTGTAATCGTTCTTCCGGCAATTGGATTCCCTTCGGTATCAACCAGATAACCAATATCACCGACAAATCCCTGTAATGTAACGCCAGTTCCGTTAGGTCGAAGCAATGTAAAATCGACAGCTCCGCCAGTTTCTTTGTCAGTCAAAGTTACTGCTAAATCCGCTTCTGCAAGCTGTCTCAAACCCATTTACTTTCCACCTTTATTTTTTTCAGTATCAGCTTTTCCGGCGTCGTCTTTTCCAGCATCAGCTTTTCCAGCGTCGTCTTTTCCGGCGTCGTCTTTTCCAGCATCAGCTTTTCCAGCGTCGTCTTTTCCGGGTTTAGCATCAACTTTTCCAGCGTCGTCTTTTCCGGCGTCGTCTTTTCCAGCATCAGCTTTTCCAGCGTCGTCTTTTCCAGCATCAGCTTTTCCGGGTTTAGCATCAACTTCGATAATCTGTTTTTTTTCTAATGCTTTTTTAAAAGCATCTTTCGGATCAAAGATTTTTTCAGTAATTTCATCACCGGGAAGATAGTCCTTACCGTTGTTATAAAAACAGTTACCATCCGCAACAACATATTTTTTCATAAGCTACCTCTTACGAAACAACTGTCAAACAACCATAGCGGTCAATTGAAACAGGAATACAGATAGGACGTGTAGTTGCCTGAGCAACAGTTGTGTCCTTATCTTCATTGTTGTAAACCTTGTTATGAACCTTCATACCGCCATTCGGATAAATAACAGTATCAGGAACGACAGAAACAAATGGCTCAACCATTCCAAGTGAAGGAACACCACCGTAAACAAGACGGAAGTCAAGATCTTCTATATCAGCAAGCATGATAACTTTTTTATCATCAACAAATTTGTTTGATGTAGAACCTTTGAAATCCTGATAACGTCCGTTATAAACCCAAAGGTCATAACGATAAGCTCCTGATTCAAGATAACCCATGTACTTACCGCCTTTATTAACAAGACGAGGAGAGAAGTTACCAAGACCAAGACCGTCCTTTTTAACAGCATTCTGAACCTTTGTGTCCTGAATGAACAAATCCCAAGCCTTAGCACCGAAAATAATGTTTTTCGGATCTACAAGACCATCAGCACGGATTGCATCTGCAAGAGCATTCAGATCCTTAATAGGATCAGCTGAACCGCCATCCCACATATTTGTTACAGATTTGATATGAGTGTTCTTTGGCTTGAAATCCAAAACATAAGCCTCGTTTCCGGCATCATCAGTAAGAGTGAGCTTACCAGTCTGGAGAACCTGAGAAGCCTGTAACTCAATAGAACGATTGAGCATTCCATACATAAGCTGGAAGCCACGTTTTAAGATGTTTACCAGGCGGCCAAGCCAAGTACCTATAGCTTCATATTCATTTTCACCTGGCTGTCTTTTAAGCAGGTCAAAAATATTTACCGGACGAGAAAGTTTATATACAGGAGGCTTAACCTGCTTTCCTGTAAACACATCATCCGCAATTGCAATGGCACCGTTTGAAAGGTTGCGAAGAACAGGCGCAACCTGTTCACCTGAACGAACGATGTCAATGTCAATATATTCTGCATCAGTGTAATCTTCTTCGCTTGTTTTAAAGAAAGAGGCGAGGAAGCCCATTTTATCCATCTTCGGAAAGCTCTCGAAGATTTTAAGAACCTTTTCCTTGAATGCACTCTGCATATCAATACTCCTTTATAACTACTGATTATCAGTAGAATTCATTTCAGTAATAGTTACTGGAATAATTCCGGCTGTCTTAGCCAGATCTTTCTGCAATGCAGTAGCAGCAGTACCAGCAACCTTAATTTTTGAACCATCTACAGGTCCGGCGATAAAAGCAGTAAGCGGAACATCTTTACCAGAACTTCCACCTTCCAGCTTTTCGCGGCCAGTATAAATAGCGCAGATTGGATCAATAAGACCACTTACAGCAATTCCGGTGTACGGAATGAATTTACCGCTTCCATTTCTGTCGCGTGCAAGAAGATCTCCCTGAACAACTTCGCCGTTAGCAGCGATAGTTACCTTTCCAGATTCATAGAATCCATCACCCTGAACAATTTCCTTGTCCTGACCGTAGTTCTGAATGTTCATGTTACCCATGATTAGTTTCCTCCCACAGCTTTATCAAAAGCAGCCATCATAACTTCTTCTTTGTTATTAGAAGCGGTAGCTGGAGTAGCTGTATCAGCAGGATTATCTTCCTTGCGAGCAGCAACAGCAGCGTTTGCAACACGCTTTTCAAAATAAGTTGTCTGTACGGTTTCATCAGCTACAGGATTACCTTCGCGAATAAACTTTGCAGACACATCCAGACAGCCAGCGATTTCGCCCATTTTCAAATGAGCATCACAGCGCGAGCGTTCTTCTTTAGAACCTTCTGCTTTACCAGCTGCAAAAATCTCAGCGTAAAGAGCAGGCTCTTTAGATTTGAGTTCCTCGATAGTCATAACGCTATCCTCCGTATTTTTTTGAGCCGGTACCCCGGCATTATTTTCAGGAGCGTTATGAC